GCGGAGAGCAGACCGCGCTGCTGAATTGCACTCTGTTGCTCTGGCGTCAGCAAATCGCCGAGTCCTTCTCCTACACCGAGAAGGCCGCCAAGATTAAACGATGTTGCCATGTTGCCACCTTATCCAAGCAGGCCAAGCAGGCCGCCAATGCCAGCCCCGAGACCAGTACCAAGTCCAGGGATTGCCTTGCCGAGCGTAGCGCCAGCGAGTGCGCCGCCAAGCGCACCAGCTCCATAGTTGCGGTAAACCGGGCTGGTTTGCGTCATGCCGAGGTTAGGCATCGCGCCTGCTGTCGAAACGCCCAAACGCTCAAGGCCGATATTGCGAATCGCATCAAGCTCTTGCTGCGTAAGCTGCTGGCGAGCACCGCCAAGGCCAAGCACATCCATCGCGCCTTGGCGTCCAAGCTGACGAGCGCCCATCGCCAACTGAGCGGCTTGATTGAAGCCTTGCTGGCGCAGACCAGCAGAAGCCCTGCCCTGCTCCTTAAGTGCAGCTTCATTGGTCAGCGCCTGCGCCACGCCCTGACGGCTCCCGCCGAAGGCTTTGGCCGCCGTGGCGCGCTGCGCCTCGCCAAGCATTGCTAGCTTGCGCTGCTCGTCAATGTCAGAAAGCGTCTGCTGCACGACTTGCTGCTCAAACGGGTTCTGGAATTGTTGAATCTCTTCCGCACCGAAAGGCGTCAATCCGAGGTTCGTAAGCTGCCTCTCACCAGCCTCATACAGAGGCGTGAAGCCTGCGAATTGCCGTACAGGCAAAGCCGCAGCAACATCTCGACGCTGCTGACGATCTTCCAAGAAAGTTTGCCGGATAGCAGGATCAACCTGCTGCGTTACCGTTTGCGTGCCGCCACCTTTAGCCATATCGTCACCCCTTCATTTACGCATTTTGATGGTTGCTCGGCCTTCGTTCAAGGCTTTGAGCTTCTTGTCGCCGAGCTTGTCGACAGTTGATTTCTTGATGACGTACTCGCCTGCCTGGAGAGCGCCGTAGCCGTCATCTGGTGTAGGCAAATCAACATTTGTCAGCAATCCATCCATCGTTACTTTGCCGCCTTTGTAGTAATAGCCCCCAGCTCCATCGCCGCTATAGCCACCACTGTCAACTCCACCATAACCACCGGAAACGTCACCGCCACTAGTGCCGCCACCGATGCCTGCAACATCGCCAGCACTAAGGCCAAGTCCCATCGCGCCTATGGCTCCAAGATCTGTCCCGCCTGCATAGCCACCAAGAGCATCACCAGCGCCAAGACCACCCAAGTCACCAGCGCCAAGGCCAAGACCCATCGCGCCTATGGCTCCAATATCGGCAGCGCCAATCGCACCGAGTTCGCCTAGTCCTACAGAGGCATCAGAAAGACCCGCCAGCGCATCCATCGCTGCGGCATCAGCCTCGGCCTGCGCAGCAGCGGCTTCCAGCGCACCGAGCTGAGAAATGCCAGCGCTAACAAGGCCAGATCCAAGCAGGCCGGCAAGAAAGCCGCCAGGTGCAAGGCCGCCAAACGATTTACCGTAGCCCTGCATTGCTTGACCTGCCGCGATTGCATCGGCAGGGTTTGAGTATGACGCTCCAGTAGTCGAGGTCTCACCGATGCCGCCGCCAGTGTCAAGAAGACCAGGCACCATGCCGCCAAGACCTTCACCCTCTTGCCTCGGACGGTTGTACAGGTCAGGGTTGTAGCCGCCAGTAAAGTTCTCGTAAGGATTGGCAAGAGCTGCCGGACGGCTCTGCTGCATCTGACGCATGATCTGCGTATAGATGTCGTTTTCACTTACGGAATAAGGAAGTCGTGTAGCCATCTCAAAGTTCCTTGCTCAGTACGAACCACTTCGGCTCGTATCCTTCATCTCTTAAAAATGTTTTCTCCCAGCCCTTTCGGCCGGCCAGAGAAACCCTGGTGCAACCATTCTGTTTTCCCCAAAGTTCGATGAATGGTCGCATCCCTTTGAGTTCATCTAGGTCGCCGCCAGCTAAGAAAAAATTCAGAGCTTTGAGTCGCGGATAGACAATGATCTCTGTAATGACTGCTGCTTTCGGCGCGGGCCAAAACTGAAAACGACCTTCTTTAACGCCAGCAGCAATGTCCTCAATCGTGTGTGTCCCTCCAGAGTATTCTAGCGCCGCCTCCAGCCATTTAGAACACTTTTCGAAGTCGTCCATTAACGCTTCCCTGCTGCGATTGCTTCCATTCGCGGCACGCCGACACGCCAGTCGTCAAGCACCACGCCGGTATACCTGACCTTGACCTGGCGGCCAGAAAAGCGCACATCTGTCGGCTGGCTGGCGGTGTACGGCCCAAAGGTGGTTTCCGCATCTGTCGGGAAGTTCTTCACCTTAAAGGAAACCTGCACCTCGCCCAGCGTCTGCTCATCTGGCACCAGCTCCAAAACCGTCATGGTCTGATCGCCGTTACCGAGCGAGACGGGACCGGACTCAGCGAAAGGCGTTGCCGAGTCGTAGGCATAGCCCACCTCATGCTCGTAGACGTAGCCGTCAGACGATACGAAAAGAGGATTGGCAAACACGCCTCGATCAGTTCCAGCGGTGCGCGCCATGTCGCCAATAGACCAATGGTTTTCGCGGTAGTTGTAGACGACATAAGAGTCGTTTTCATTCGATTGCGAAGACGGGTAGAACCACCAGATTTCGCCAAACTTGGAATTGTTGACCGCGTAAATCTTGCTTGCCTGCGTCATGTTCAGGTCTTGGAACACGAAATCAGACACATCGCATGGCAAAGGCTTGACATATCCGTCATATATCCAGAAGCCGGAGCGCGACATCCAAATTGCGGCGGTCTCAATCGCCGCCACGGACTGCGAGGAAATCACACCGCAGGCCGAGCCGACCTTCTCAAAACTGTAGACATAGGGCAGTCCGATGTATGTAGCTGTGTGTACGTCAACATCTGTAAAGAGCAGATTCAAGCCGCGAACACGCTTACCGCATTTGAGATCGCCAACAGTCGTCAGCTCAAAGTCCCCGGCCTGGTTCGTCGCGGCAGGCGTCCAAACGGTATTATTTTCCTGATCGCACCACTGCACCTTACGGGTGTTGCCGCCCGCGCCCAGAGCGAACACGAACCGCTCTGAGGTGACAAGAACGGCTTCATTGCCGGTAGGCGCGTTCGTGATCGCAGCGGCCAGCGTCGGCGATGCGAAACCTAGCTGCCACTCGTAGAGCTTGCCGTCAGCATTGGAGCAGCCCACCAGATACTCGCCCCAGGTGTCGAGGCTCCAGGTCGTAGCCGGTGCAACAGAGCCAACATCAGGGCGCGCCACGCCGTAGGCGTAAGAGCCATAAGGGCCGTACCCGTAGCCGATCTTCGCCACGGCGTCGGCAGAGCCAGAGGTAAAGCCTGATGGGGTAATGTCCTTGAGCGTCCCAGCCTCGTTCATTGCGTAGAGCTTGGAATGCGTTCCGGCAGAAATCCAGCGGCTGCCGCTGTTGTCACGCCAATTGATAAAGCCTCGACAAGCGCCGGTCATCTGCGATGTGCTGCGCTTGCGCCACCCGCCGACAGGGCGCATAGTACCTTCGTACCAGCGCACCAGCGAGGCATCGTAGTAGCGCCCAGCCGACTGAAACTCGGTGCCGTTACGGTACACGCCTGGCGGGATCTTCAAAGGTATGTATGGCATAGCGTCACGCTGATCTGTTGGACATGAATGAGACTGTCACGATTATCGACGGAGTTGCCGGGATTGCGGGTGTTGTACCACTAGCCGTTACGGCTGGGAACTGCTCAAGCGATACGCCTGGGTCTGGCACACGCCACATCATCTCAAAATAATCGTTCTCGGCGAGCTCAAGAATGAAGTTCATCGCGGCGATTAGTCTGCTCGCCGATCCAGTTGACTTCCTAGCCTTGATGCCAAATTCACTGTTTGAACCTGGGACATCGACGCCGTTCTTGCGAAACCAGATGTCAATCTCTTGCACATCGTTGGTTGTGTTGATGAACTGCGCAGAGAACTGGATGTTATAAACACCGGCCTGCGTCACCTTGATGCGTGACGGAAGATTCCCGCTGATCGCGGTAGATGACACGGTTTGAGATGCCGACACCTTGTATGTGCCGACGCCTCCCGCTGTCCCTGTCAATTGCTCAACAATGCTGGTGTTGGCCGTAATGCCGGTCCCGGTGATAAGCATCGATGGGAAAATTGATCCCGCAGAGATAGCCGAAACCGTCAGAGTCGTGGTGGCGATTGATCCGGTAAACGACGCGGTGCGCGGGTCAAGTGATATGCCGTTACTGTAATCTGTTGTGTCGAATCGAAAGTAGTACGCTACAGCAGCGGATCCATCAGTCTGGTCTGTCGTATCCTGAAAGGCACCATAAGGCGTATTGATGTACTTGCCGCCGCGAGGAGAGAGCAGCGTCGAGATGATGTTATTTAGCCGCGTGAAGTAGGTGCGCAAAACGCCGCTGCTCTGATCGACATAACCTCGGTCGTACACAGACGGAGCAGACCCCACATCAGGGGTGCCCGGTGTTTGCAGTTGCTGATTAAGGTTCGTTGCCATCAGTCAGACAGAAAAAGTGCGCGCTCGTCTTTACGGCGTTTATCCAG